AATATCTAGCTGTGTAATCTCCAATAACAAAGTTTCTAAATGTAGTATAAGTTACTCCGTCATCTGATAAAGCAATCTCTAAATGTGCGTTTGAGTTAGATACTGAATCTCCATCAAATGAACCAGTAGCATCATCAAAGAGTGTGAAGCCTCTACCGCCATCAAATAGATCAGTAGGGTCTTCTGCAAACTGAGTAAGGGAAGCTGTAACTCTTGATTTGTGTACTGCTCCAATATCAATAGGTGCTGAAAAATCATAAATACCATCAGAAGCTAAAGAGGTAAGTTTTAAAGTATCGTTTTCTAAAGTAAGGTTTGTTTTTGTTCCTGAGAAAGAAGGGTTTTCTGTTTGGGTAGTAATGTTATTAAAGTTACCAATAGAAGATACTGTAGTAACAACAATAGTTTCATTGACACTAAAGTTACCTAGCTTGTCCACACTTTTTATCAAGTATGAACCTACTCTTGCTGGAACTGTAATTGAGGTTGCTGGTCTTGATACTTTTTCAACTAAGGATACTGAGTTTTGCCATTCAGCACCTTCTGTTAATTGACTAAACCTGATTTGATAATATGCAAGGTCAAGGTTCGTTACTGCTTCCCAACTTAGGTGTGCGTCTGAGCCTAATATATTACATGAAAAATCTGTTACATTATCAGGTGGTGCAACTGCACCTACAATAACTCTTTGTGCAGAAGTATAAACAGAACTAGCACCTAGAGTATTAATGGCTTTAACTCTTACATCATAAGTATCTTGGTCAATAACATTTAATACTCTTTGATTTAATCCAGTACCTTGTGCGTGTATTTGATAATCTGTTTCTGTGCTTTTTTTATATTCCACTTGATAATAATCTACAAAGGCATCAGGACTTGCACCTATTTGAATATCTAGTGCGACAATAACAGTACCATCATTGTATTGAATAAGTTGGTCAGATAAAGTTAAAGAAGCGGGTGCTTGTACAGTAAAGGGATTGGGTAGAGTGGTATCAGGTATCGTTGGTGCTTGTGACTTGGTACTCCATGCGTAAAAATTATCTTGGTGTTCAAATAATTGTACATCAACAGTTAAATCTTCATTAATAGTTAATCCCTGTACCACAAATGGTTTAGCATTAAATCCACCACTAGGATAAGTAATCGCTACAATCTCTCCAATAGATAAATCTAAAAATTCAGAAGTTAATCGTAATTGTATTTGTAATTGGTTTCTTGATCTTCTTAAAATAACTTCACATAATGCTTCTGCTTGATAAGGACTGGTAATGTTCTTAAAATCAAAATTACCTTCTAATAGGGTGTCATTATCCTCAGTTAGCATTGTTGCGTGTCTATCAGCTACTGGTAAGGCTGAATCATCTGCTGGTGGATAGTTTATAGTATCTGATTGCCAATTCTTTTCAGGATTAATAAATGTTCCTATAACCCTATTATATTTGTTCCCCTTTCGTTCTCCTAATACTTTTGCACCACCTACTACATTAGCAGAAGTAATAGTTTTAACTGCTGAACCTGTTCCTTCAATTTGAAGTTTATAAACTCCTAGAGTGTAAGTAAAAAAAGACCTCATAGGGTTTAAGAGTTTCTTTACATTCTCAATAACTTTTTGTGATGTATCTATAACTGCATTGGTATCAAATAAATTAATATCACTAGCACCTGAATATGGTTCTACTTGTGTTTCGCAAGTATTGGCAGAAGTTTTAAAAGAAGCAAAGTCTGATTCAAAAGCTGAGTTAGGTAATCCTTTTCCATATCTGCCATCTCGTAAGTAATCTAATAAACATAAAGCTGGATTAGAAGAAAAAGCTGTGCTGTCTGTTCTTGGGTCATATACTTTTTTTCCTTGTACTGTTACTTTGATCGTTGGAATATTGCCAAAAATATCCTGATCCCATTTTAATCTTAAAGCAACATAAGCCACTCCTGATAGTTTGTGTGTAGAAGTCCAGTTAGTCAAAGTAGATAAAACACTTGAAGCTACTTGGTCATCTTTACCCATAAAAGATTGTATTTGAATATGTGATGAGCCTTTATAAAAATTAGCATCTGAAGAATCAACTTCTCTAACTGTGCCATGAGTTAATGCACCATCAAAAGTAACTTCTTTGTCATCAACAGTAATAGAAGTAATTGCATTTATTTCTCCCTCACAAAGTACCCCAGCAATATAAAGATAGTTATTATCTGCACCACTAGACTCCATTAGAACTCTAGTAATACCTATTTGTCTTGTTCCATACACAACTGGGATTTGTGCGTTGTTAGATGATTTGTTTATTAAAACACCCTTTTCTTCTTCAGGAGAGTCAAACTCAGGTATCTCAGGCATAGGAATAAGCCAAGAGATAAACCCTTCAACTAAACCTACAATCGCATCTACTACACCACCCATTATATATGAAACTCCCTTTTAATCTTTTTACCAACTCTATAAATATCTGAGTTAGTTCTTAACCAATTGATTGAATCTCCTACATTAAGAATATCTTTAAAGTTATTATAAACCCAACGCATCATAGAAAAGGTATTTTTAACTGATACTATTTCTATCAACCAAATATTATTGCCTGACTTCCATTCATTAGGTTTAATCTTACCTGATACTTTAAATCTTTTTTCTGTAATGTTATGTAGGTAAGCCCAATTAACAAAACCTATTAACTCATCTCCATCATAAAACTTTTTACATTGTCTTAAATTAAATGAAGGCATTAAATATAATCTTAAATCAGCATCTTCCATAGAGTCATACTTTTTAAATTTTCTAAATAAATTTACTACATCTTGCATTATGCTCTACCCCATTTAATATCTTGTGTTGTTTGTGAAGCAAATTCAAACCCTTCGTCATTAACAAAATGTAATTGTTGTGAGTTAGTATTTGTTTTTCTTCCTTCTATTTTTTCAAAGTCTGACCAATGAGAAGTAACCACAATATCTACATCAGAACTATCTAAAGTTTCATTGATACCAAAGCTTTCTACTCTACCTTTAAATAATAAAAATGGGTCAGCAATTACAGCTTGGTTAGCATCTAAGAAGCCTTTATAAACTTCTACTTCTCTTTCTAAATATTGATTGTTTAAAAATAAAGATATGATGGTTTGATCTGCACCAGTAAATTGTAAAGTTAAATTACTTACTGTTATCTCAGAAGATTCAGAAGTTGAAGTAACTCCTAATAATAAAGAGGAAGCTGTGTAGGTATTAGAATCGTAAGTTATGTTTTTATAATGATCGGTAAATCTATAACCTGAACCAACATTAAGATAGAGTAAAGTAACTGGATTTAATGCGTCTGTAGCAAGTTCATTATTAACTGCTGTCGTTAATCCTCTAGCCATTATAAACTCTCTGCTACATCAATTTCGTAACTGTAATAACCTTGAACTCCTAAATTATACTCTTGAACATCATTTACTAAGGTAACAGTAAAATCAACATCATCATAAATTAAAACTGCGTCATCTGCAACATCACTTCGCAAAGGTGGTTCAAATGTTAGTGTTCCTTCTCCTGAACCATCTGCATTTAAATCTTCTACTGCCATATAAACTTTTTCCTGTCCTGTGAATCTAAAGTAATCTCCAGCTTTCAATATTCCGTTAGTAGAAACTGTCATGCCATCTACTGTGCAAGTAGTAGCACCAGCAGATACAGAAGCATCAGTTGAGATAACAGTAGAAGCCACACCCTGTGCATCTGATACAATAGGTGGAATAACTGTAAAATTATTTAACTGTGATCTTTGTTTCATTATAAATGCTTTGATAGGTGCAAACTCTGCTCTAGTCATTGGTGGAAAATCTAAAGTAATTGCAAATCTTTGTCCGTCAATTTGTCTAGCTTGTTTTCTTCCTGAAGTAGTTACACTAACAATAGTTCTTTGAAGTGATCTAATGTTTGCTGAATTAGCAACTGGAGATGTAGGAAATTGTCCGCTCATATTATACTAATGCTGGTTTGCCTTTTTGGTTTAAAGCTGTGTTAATTATATTTGTTATTGTTGCTCTATTGTCAATCAATAACTCCTGAACTCCCTTAACATCTGTTGCTTGTACTGTAAAATTAATATTAGTTGAACCTAAACCACCCATTTCGTGATTTGGTACAATTGTTCCATCAGAAGAAGGAATAAACAATTCTCTTCCTCTTTCTCCAACTATGTAAGGGTTCATACCTCTAGTGCTTCCGCCATTTGCTCTATTTTCTTTTTTAACTCCACCACCCTCTGCACCAAAACTAAAACCACCACC